ATGAGCAGAGCACTTAACAAACTGAGCGATACACAGCTAAGGAAAATCAACGGCACACCCGCCCAAAAAACAGTCTTTCTTAATGACGGTGGAAACCTGACCGTCAGGCATTCAACCAGCGGCCTTTTAACCTGGTATTTCACCTACAGGGCCGGAACGGGAAGGGGAGCACGACCGGAACGGATTAAGCTGGGAAATTATCCTGATCTGAGCCTGAAAGCAGCCAGGGAAAAAGCCGCACAGTGCCGCGCATGGCTGGCTGAGGGGAAAAATCCACGTCATGAGATGAATTACACCGTACAGGAAGCGTTAAAGCCTGTAACGGTTGGCGATGCGCTCACCTACTGGCTTGAGTCGTACGCAAAGGAAAACCGTGTGGATTATGACCCACTGAAAAAGCGGCTAAATAATCACGTAATACAGCACATTGGCGCTATGCCGCTGGATAAATGCGAGCTACGGCACTGGCTGGCCTGTTTTGATCGGGTGGCAAAGCAAGCCCCTGTTTCCGCCGGATTCCTGCTACAGACATGCAAACAGGCGCTTAAGTTCTGCCGGAAGCGGCGCTATGCAATCAGCAACGTTCTTGATGATATGAGTGTTGCTGACGTTGGGAAAAAACCGGATATAAGTCAGCGTGTCTTAAGTAACAAAGAACTTGGCGAATTATTGCAGGCACTGGACAAAAAAATATTTTCCCCTTACTACGTCGCACTAATCCGCCTCCTGATTGTCTTCGGAGCCAGGACAGTAGAACTGAGGCTATCGGAGATCGGGGAGTGGGATTTTACCGAAATGCTCTGGACCGTTCCGAAGGAGCACAGCAAAACGAAGGTAGCCATATTCCGGCCCATACCGGAAGCGATACTGCCGTTCGTCACGCAGCTGGTGGAGCAGAACAGGCACACGGGCTTATTGCTGGGGGAAGTGAAACAGGAGGCCAGCGTATCGCAGTATGGAAGATTAGCGCACAGGAGGCTTAAACACCCTCACTGGTCACTGCATGACATCCGGCGCACCTTTACAACGATGCTGAACGATTTAGGCGTGGATCCTCACGTCGTGGAGCAGCTTACAGGCCACCAGATGCCAGGAATGCAGCGAGTTTATAATCATTCCCGTTATCTGGATGCGAAACGCAATGCGCTGGATATGTGGGTGGAGCGGTTGGAGATACTGGCGGGAGCACATGAAAACGTAACCACGCTACCAGTAGCCAGAAGAAAATAATTTTTTTCGTGTTTTTTCAGTATGCGCATACTGGATAAGTGCACAGATACAACGGCGAACAATGTGAAACAACGTGGAACAACCACGAACAAGAGGCCGAAAAATATACAGATTTATAAGTTGCTGATTTTTAATGCTCAACTGGTTTTTTATACATTAGCGAATAACGCTTTAAATAGTGAGAAAAAAGGCATGAAACGAGATTTTATGCCTTTGCATAATACTGAATTAAAATGTTTTTTATTAAAATTACCCCGTTTCTGTAAAATACCCGCCACCAACATTTGCCAACTCTGAATCACCCTGACACAATCAGACACATACCAACGCAATAGAACACGAAATAACTCTTTAAGAAACGAAAGGGGGCAATAGTGTTAAGCACTGATCGCTTTATACGTGAAAAAGAATGCGAAAAGCTAACAGGCCTTAGCCGCTCATGCCGCTACCGCCTGGAAAAGGCCGGACAATTCCCATCACGGCGTAAGCTGGGCGGTCGTTCCGTTGGCTGGTCTTTATCCGAAGTTCTGGCATGGAAGGAAAGCTGCGAGGCAGTTCACTAAAAAGACTGGCGGCACACAGCCGCCACCCATCCACTAATACAGAGATTTAACCATGAAGACTGGATATACGCCCGAACAGGGGCGGGGCTTCGTTCGGCCTTGTGAAACTGAAAAACAACAAAATCGCGGTTTTTCAGACATAAAAAAAGCGGCCCCGATAAGGAGCCGCCTTTCTGAACAATTAACCTACTGCGCAAAAAATGAATATGAGCAGTGGGATTATATCAACCGTGTGGCGAAGCGCCACAATTGCCGGATAACGGGCAAAGAAAAGGCCACCTGTCACGGTGGCCAATGTGATCAGTGTCCTGGCTTGCTGGTGGATTGTCAGCCAGGTGGGCGGTTTTTGTTTGCTTTTAAGCGCCGAGGGTATTTCTCGACAAAAGGATCAAGGGCGAACTTATCAGGAACTTTAAGATTTTCAGTGCGGGTTAATGCCTTATTTATTTCCCTGCGGGTTTTCTCACGCTGGCGCATGATAATTGATAATGCTTTATTTTGTAGTTCCTGGTTATTCATAATTATCACCTTTAAAACAATGCGCCGCAGTACCTCACACCACGGCGCTGATAGTAATTATTCTGATTCTTTGGCCTTGCGGCGCTGGCGGCGTTTGATCTCGCCTTTTGCGGCAGTAACTAAAAAACCAGCGGTACTTTCGCCAGGTTCTTTAAGTTGCTCAATATCATCCATTACTTCATGTGGGATTCTGACAGTTGTCATTTGTGATTTTGCGTTCTTTGCACCAGTTGCCATTTCTGGATCTCCTAAAAATTGGTGTATGTCAGTATACGCAAAAAAAATGATAAAAAAAGGCTTGAAGTGTATTTCACCAGTGAGTAAATTAAAAAGCAAAGGTGAAATACACCTGAAAGAGCAACGCCCCGCAGTGCTCGCAACACATGCAGGGCGTCTAACCACCAACGATAGCAAGAGTATCGAGGTAGCTATGAGAAATCATACCACACACCCGCAAGGGCGGGACTCGCACAACCTGAATAAATACATCTGGCGTTTTATCGCCCTGAGCACGGCACAACCGCGCGTAATTCACATCGAGGCCACCAGCGAACAGGAAGCACGTCAGCAATCTCCTGATGGCTGCGTGATGGTATTCGCCGCCCGTATTCGTCAGGAGGTGTGCCATGATTAACCTGTCACTTACCGATCTTAACCGCGTTCAGTTTCGTGAGAAATTTACCGGACAGCTACTCGTCAATGTGGAGAACGGGCGCATAGTGCGTAATTATCACCTGCCGGATGGTGCAATTGCCGGAAGCGTTGAAGCATTGCTTGAACTGGCGGAACGTGCGCGACTGATTAAGCCGTCAACGAACCATCACGATGATGATCTGCATTTTACCGGATGTATGGTGAGTCACTACGAAAACGGCGTCGAGGTATCCTGCGAACAGCTACGCACTGATTGCTGTTTTGGCACTCTGCCGGAATTTATCGAATTGCTGACCAGTTGCGGATATCAGGTTATTCAGGGGGTGCGCCATGTGCAATAACATCCGTCCGGACGCAGCCGCCGCCGCACTCACTACTCTGATGCACGCGCTTATTGATATTTCTGTTATTGCAGACATGGCGCATAAGCACGCCACCAGAGAGACGGAATATACAGGGGAAATAATCCCCCATTCGCTGGCCTACGCACAGCTTACCGCTGATATGGCACTGAATGAAGCCAAAGCCATCCTGATTGCTGATTGTGAAAATGGGGGGGTTATGCGTGATGATCGTTTTAATGCCCTGAAACAGGAATTTTCCGGCGTTCCTGATAATGCGGCTGATGCGCTTTCGTCAATGCCAGAGCTTATTAGAGCGGCTTTTTTCTTACTTTCCACGAGAGAATATAAATCAACGGGGCTTGATGTACTGAATATCGCCGCCGATTATGCTGATTTCGTGACAGAGGTTATTTTAAGAAAAACGACGGACGGGGATTAATATGCGTGATATTTACCTAGAAACAATAGACCGCGCATTTAGTGCCATTGTTTACGCTGAAGGTATGTACGAAATATTGCAAATGTATCTGGATACATTTGGCGATAATGAGCGTGATGTAAAGAATGCGCGGATTATTAAATCTCTGATAACTCTCCTTGAACCTGTAATAACAGAGTTGCAGGAAATAGACCTATTGCACGACAGATATAAAGAACAGCACACCGGAGAATAAAAATAATGAAACTTAAATATTCTGGCTTTACTGCCAGCGGCCCCGCTCGGCCTGAAATCCGCCCCGGCGATATTTTCAAAGATAACTACGGCGGCACGGTAACAATTAAAAGCGTGGAGGAACGTCGCGTAACTTACCGCCGTGATGGCTACGAATATGACTGCGTGATGCCTGTTTATCAGTTCCGGCGTGATTTTTCTCTGGTACAGAACGCAACACGCGGTAAGCCCACCAGCAGGGAAAAAGCACGGGAAAATATTAAGAAAATAAAAAGCATGCTCAGCGCATCCAGAGGTAAAAAATGAAACTGGCACCGAACGTAAAACTGTTACCGAAAGATAAACACACTGAGGCGGTTATTTTTGCGGGTGATAATGCTCACTCCTTTGCAGAACATTACATGATTGCACAGGCCAAAAAAGCAGGCGATCCCATCCCTCCGGTTTACCTGGGCCGTTATCAGTTAAGCGAACTGGACAACTTACAGATTGTTGATGAAGGACGATACAGGGCAAAGGTCATACGCGCCGGAAACCTGGACGATATGCAGATGCTGACCATTGCCACCAAACTGGCGATCGCAGGTGTCCAGGAAGCACGGTTACTTTCAGAGAATTTCGAACTGCTGGAGGACTGGAGCGAGCAACTACCGCGGCTTAAAGAAACCTGGGAACGCGGGGAAAGTCTGGTCATGAATGGTGGAAAGCGAAAAATCACACTTCCCATCTCATGGGGTTCTGAGGGATTCGACGCGCAGCAAAGCTACGTAATTAAGGGGCTTATTCCGGCTGAGTCATTATGCAGCACCTACGGGGCCAGCGGTTCTTATAAATCGTTCCTGGCTATTTCCTGGTCGTGCCATGTTGCCACAGGTATGGCATGGGGAGGCCGCAGGGTAAGTAAGGGCGCTGTTATCTATATCGCTGGCGAAGGCAGTATGGGCGTAAAACGCCGCGTTAAGGCGTGGGAGATAACCCATGACAAGGTGGTTACAGATTTGTGCATCATTAACGCGCCGGTATTCCCCGCATCGCCTGACTATGTGGAGCAGGTTATCAGGACTGCCGGACTTGTTAAGAGCAGAACGGGCGAAAATGTGCCGCTGATTGTGATCGACACGCTGGCCCGTTGCTTTGGTGGGAATGATGAAAATGATTCCCGTGATATGGGCGCATTTATCCAGGGGTGTGACGCGATAAAGCAGGCTACAGGGGCCACGGTGCTGGTGGTTCACCATTCCGGCAAGGATGAAACAAAGGGGGCGCGTGGTTCCAGCGCATTCCGTGCCGCGCTTGATGCAGAGTACCGAATCAGCCGGGAAAATTCAGACGTTACAGCACTGGTGGCGGCGTGTACGAAGATGAAGGACGCAGAGGAGCCAAAAGAAAGCGCATACGACCTTAAAAGCGTGGAGGTGTTCACCGATACAGATGGCGAAGAAATTGTGTCTATGGTGGTGATTGACGTTCCCCGCGCCCCTGCTGAACTGGAGCGCATCGAGGAAGCAGGCAACAAATCGGAGAATCACGCCGCGCTATGGCAGTGCATCAGAACGCGGACGGCACACAAAGAGCCATGCACTATCGCCCTTCTCCGCGACGATATGAAAAAGCTGGGGTATGAGATGAAGCACTTCCGGCGCTGGCTGTCCAAGCTGGAAAAAGACGGCGTGATTTGTGTCGATGGGGATGATGTTTACCCACTGTAAAAAGTGGGTAGTAAAAGTGGGGAGAGTGGGGAATTTAACAAAATTGAAACATAATTCCCCACTTTCCCACCTGTATACATCCAAAAAAGTGGGGAGCAAAAAACGCAATGAAAAACAAAGCATTAGATTCACTCAAAAAACGAAGTGGGGAGCAAGTGGGGAATTTAAAAAGTGGGGAGCAAAAGTGGGGAGTGGTGGGGAATGAATAAAAACCGAACAGCAGGACAAAATACAGAAGGTGAATTTATGAACACTGAAATTGAAACACTGAGCATATCAACTGCCCTTCCTGGCTGGTGGGCTAAGTTCAAAGACGACGACGGCACGGAATGGTATAGCCCAATTGCTGCATGGGCGCTTTGTGAGATCCACCATTTCGGCACCGGAGATACTTACCGCGAAATCTTACCCGTGCTGACCAGTGAGGTGGGCGTGAGTCCGCATAGTCCTGATGAGGGAATGTTCGAGTGCCTTTATCTGCCAGATAAGAAGTTTGTTCACTGCGGTGAGTCATGGGTATTTGCCTGGTATCCGGTTAACGACAGCAGCAATAGCGGTACTCTGGAGTAAATCATGAAGGTAAACCACAAAAAGACAGATCACCGCGCCATTGACCTTACAGAGCACTGGCTGAGGGTGGCGATAAAAATCATCGACCGCAACGCGGGAGAAGGATACGCGAAGGAACATCCCGAACTGATTAGCGCATTCATGACAACGGCAGCTGCAAACTTTTCCACGCTGACAGAACGGGAGATTGCCGAAGCGCAACAGGTGACAACCATCAACGTTAAAACCAGTGAGGTGGAATCATGACAGCACAGATAGCGGCTTACGGGCGGCTGGTGGCTGACCCACAGTTAAAGACCACCAGCAAGGGTACACAAATGGCGATGGCGAGTATGGCTGTCCCCCTGCCGTGCAGCCAGGCAGATGACGGAACGGCGACGATGTGGTTATCCGTCCTGGCGTTTGGCAGACAGGCCGACGCACTGGCAAAACACCAGAAAGGCGAACTGGTGAGCGTGGCGGGTAACATGCAGGTGAGCCAGTGGACCGGACAGAACGGGGAAACGCGGCAGGGCTGGCAGGTTATCGCAGACAGCGTAATCAGTGCGCGGACAGTGCGACCGGGCGGAAAAACACGCAAAACCACAGGCACACAGGGTAATCAGCCACCAGCGGGAGACGATGACCCTTACGGTGATGATATTCCGTTCTGAGGGGGTGACGATGGTACATGACCGGATAGCGGAGGAACTGGAGGCGAAAGGATTTTACCGGAGGGCGGCCGCGCGATGGGGTGAAGTTATGTGGCTGGTGAGCACTGACAAGGAGCGCGAACAGGTGGCAATGCGACGGCTGGAATGTTCCCGGAAGGCACAGAGGCCACCGGAGCCACCGGATGATTTAGGCGCTCTGAAAAGGTCAGTTAATCGCACTGAAAAACAAATGGGGATAGCTGGTATTGGCAAAGCAATATGGCGCAACTACCCGCAGAAGTGAGCACACAGCCGGAGCAATCCGGCTTTTTTACGCCTAAAAAAAGCCCGATAAGGTCACAGGGGGCTTATCGGGCTTTTGCATATGAGGTTTTTTTTGGTGCACTGACACACATGAACGGGATAATCATTTCATAATTTGCAACACAACTCAACATCATTGCACAAAATGCAATCATGATTATAATCAGAGCTGGATGAACATCCAGTTATGATTTTTTAAGTCAAAGAGGAATTTCTGACTATGGCAGAAGAGAAAAAAGGCGGGGTGACGGTCTACATAAGCCCCGACATCGTGGAGGCGCTCAAGGAACGCCACCAGCAGAATGTAAAAGCAGGCATTGCGGCAGGACTTGATCCGCTGGCGATGGTTGAGCCGTCAACAGGCTGGCAGGTGCGCACCTATTTACGTGCGGCGCTGGGTATCAATCAGGTTCACGGAGGTGAATAATGACAGGCAAAGCAACGGCACTTACAACTAACCAGCTTTTCGCGTACCTGAATCGCGGGGATATTGCGGATTTTAAATTCAGCCCTCTGTTTACCACGCTGTTTTTCCCGAACGTGGCGACCTTCAACACCCAAAACATCATGCTGGACACCCTGGACATTGAAGAGGTTACGATGTCAGCGTTCTGTTCGCCTATGGTGGGTAGTCAGGTCCAGCGCGATAAAGGGTACGAAACCAGCACGATTAAACCCGGCTACATGAAGCCAAAGCACGAAATCGATCCAACAAAGACCATCATGCGCATGGCTGGAGAAGATCCGGCACAGCTTAACGATCCAACTTACCGCCGTATGCGCCTGATTACTGGCAACATGCGCCGCCAGATAAACGCCATTAAGGCGCGCGTGGAATGGCTGGCGGTGAATGCGGTAACGACCGGAAAAAACATCATTGAGGGCGAAGGCATAGAACGCTATGAAATCGACTGGAAAATACCGGAAAACTGCATCATACAGCAGGCCAGTGGTAAAAAATGGTCCCAGCAGGATAAAGACATGCACGACCCAATCTATGACATCGAGCTTTATGCTGATCAGGCAGGTTGCCCCGCCAACGTCATGATTATGGGCGGTGAGGTATGGCGCACATTACGCAGCTTTAAAAAATTCCGTGAACTGTACGATCTTTCCCGTGGGTCAGAATCCGCCGCCGAGCTGGCCTGTAAAAACCTGGGCGAAGTGGTGAGCTTTAAAGGCTATCTTGGTGATCTGGCCCTTATCGTCTATTCCGGCAAATACACTGACAGCGACGGCACCGAAAAATATTTCCTTGAGCCTGATTTGCTGGTCCTGGGTAACACCAACAATAAAGGGCTGGTGGCCTATGGTGCGATTATGGATCAGGAAGCGGTAAGAACGGGCGCAACGCAAAACATGTACTACCCGAAAAACTGGATTGAGGACGGCGATCCGGCGATTGAGTACGTGCAGACGCACAGCGCACCGCAGCCGGTACCGGCAGATATTCGCAAATTTGTTACCGTCAAAATTGCTTAACGGGGGATTCTATGGACGCTCCATACATTGAGTTATTTTCAGGCAGCCAGCAGGTATCCACGACGCTGGTACATTTTGCCGCTGATGCTGGCGTTATTCAGGAATTTACCCCTCTGATGCTGGCAGACAATGGCGAGTTTAAGGCGTGGGATGGTCAGGAATCTGGCAAAGCTGTTTATCTGACTTCGCACCCCGTGGACACGTCAAAGCAGAAATCAGCACAGTGTTACAAAACGGGGATATTCAATATTGCCGCCGTTAACTGGCCTGATAGCGTCGACACCGATGCGAAAAAATGCGCCGCCTTTGCGGGTTCCGGCGTATCCGTTCAGCCGCTGGCCCGATAAGCAGGGGGAACGATGGCAACGAATGAAAGTATCATGACGCTACCGCTGGCGAGTAAATTTAAAGCCGAAGCGCGGGCAATGGCTGACAGAGGTTTATCAACCTACGAGGCCATACACCGACTAAACAAACTGGAAGAACAGGACAAGCCGCGCGCTGATGCGATTATGGCGCTTCATGAATCTGACGACTACCAGCCGCTGTTACGTGCAATGGCTAACGTGCCTTGTATCGATGTTGGTACGGCTAAAAGCATCCTTAGCATGACCATAGAGCAGGAACGCCCGAAGGTTGCACCAGAGCTTACTTCAGCCTTTGAAAACTTTATGGACATGCACAGCCCGAAAGCCGTATCAGCTGGCATGGCATACGATGGCAGAACCCCGGGCGATGACGGCGACATCGATCGCATACTGAAAACCATCTGAGACAAGGCCGGAGAAATCCGGCTTTTTTTGCGGGTCCTTTCCGGCATGTGGACCCGTTACGGGGCGTCGACCTCGCGCGTTTTCGCTATTTATGACGTTTTTCCGTGAAGGTGACACCACCACCACTTGATTAACATTTAATCGCATGATTAAGGTAACATTATGATTGATAAAGCTTGTTTTGTGAGTCAGCAGGAAATAGCAGAACATTTCAAGGTCAACAGAACCACTATTCGCGCATGGACCAAACAGGGCATGCCATATCTTGATGCGGATCGCGGAAAGTCCGGCGGTTATCACATCGGACACACATTATTCTGGTGCATGGGTAAAAGCCATCTTGATGCTATTGAGTACCACGGAGAAACCAGCGCACTGGAAAAGATTATGGTTGCCAGGTTGATTGCGTCAGAGCGCGACGAGTATTTCAGTGAAGAAACAGAACAGCGATTTGATGAAGGTTTGCATATTTACGGCTATTCACCGGAAGATGTGAGCAAGGCACGAAATAAAATGGCTGGCTTTCTGGCTGGGTGGCGTCATGCCGTAAGCGTTCGCCGTGCCAGCATGGAACAATCAGTCGTTACAGAACAGCAAAGTTAAAAATCACTTTCTGTTACGCCATCAAATACGCAATACAACAACCACGTATTTTTTTAAAACTATTTGATTCAATTAGCATTTTTTTATTTTTAGCATCAAAAAAACACTATCAGGTTGTTGTATTGCTCTTTATTTTTACTTAGTTATCAAATGGATATGACAAACAATTAAACAACAACCTCCCTCTAAAAAAGCTCATAAATAGCGAAAAACCGCGAGGTCGACGCCCCGTAACGGGCCATAATTCCAGGAAGGACCCGACGACACCAGACTATCAGAGCGATGGGCGCACAATGACAGAAGCCGAACTACTGGGATTAATCCGCCGCGTTACCGGAATCAGCCAGCAGCATGACGAACAGGCCACGCAGCCGGACAGCGTGACCGCCGAAAATTACGCGTGTGTTGTTGCTGAGGTGATGCGCCGTGATGGTATTGAGCTTAACGGCGTGGATATGCGCAACATACGAACCAGAGTCCTTGAGTTGCTGGCATACCGTCGCCGTTCTCAACAACGGAGGGAGAGCGCGAAAAATACTTACCAGTGGAAGAAGCCGGAACGACTGCGTACGTAATACGTACGGACATCGAGATAAAGACGGTTTAACCATCCATTAAAAATCGACGTGATTTTGTGCTTTCCGGATGACGTGGCCAACGTCATTTTTTAGCGAAAAATTCTGATTAAGGTCATTGGCTGAATGGTCATAATGACCACTCCTACAGAACAGGTAAAGCCCACCAGCCTGATTAAAGGTTAACCGGAAAAAAAGCCAGGTATCAATCTCGATATGTGGATCCCCATATCGACAGCAACGCCCCCTTAAAATTACCCGCCTTTATATTTCTTGTGCCTATTTGTTCCACGTTGTTTCATACAGTGCACCGATCGGTGTAGTTAATGGTGTAGTTAATTTGCGATTTTTGGCACTTTTTTTAGTGTAAGTTGTTTAATTAAATCAATACGTTATTGAAAATAAGTTATAGATATATCCCATTTATGACTCCTTATTTCTGCCAGGCAAGTTGATAAAGCATGAGTGCCAACGTTTTGACCCCTTCGGCAAGGTCGGTAATATTGGTGCGTTCCGCCGGGTTATGGCTGATCCCATTGATGCTGGGAATGAAAATCATGCAGGTTGGTACGCGAGGCGCGAAAATTTGCGCGTCGTGCCCGGCACCACTGTGCATCACCCGGTAATTCAGTTTTTCGCTTTCACACAATTCTGTCAGGGTGGCGACCAGGTCCTTATTCATCGGCACGGGTTCTTCGTCCATCCATAAATCGATATCAATACCAATGTCCATTTCATCGCAAATCGCCCGCATGTCGTTTTCTAACTGCTGAGTGAAATCGCGCAGCACGGCGGCGTCGGTATGACGACAATCAATGGTGAATGTGGTTTTACCCGGCACCACATTCACCGTATTCGGGCGCGGCTCCACCTTACCAAAGGTCAGCACCAGCGGGTCGCCCATCTTTTTCGCTTTTTCGATCGACTGATGGCAAATGCGACTGAAAGCGTAAACTGTATCACGACGGTAACCCATCGGCGTGGTGCCTGCATGGTTTGATTCGCCGTTCAGCGTCACCGTATAGCGACGTTGCCCGACAATTGCATTCACCACGCCAATTGATTGCCCATTACTTTCCAGCACACAGCCCTGTTCGATATGCAGTTCGACAAAGGCTTTAATATCCTGACGCGGAGTTAGCGGGGCGTCCGGCAGAGTAAATCCGCAAGCCTTCATCGCATCGACAAAACTATTTCCTTTGGCATCACAGATATTCCGCACGTCGTCAGGATTCGCCAGCCCAAAGATATTTTTACTGCCCCAGAAAACATACGGGAAGCGGCTGCCTTCTTCTTCCGCCATCGCCACCACTTCAACCGTACGTAACGGCGCGCCGTATTGCCTTTTCAACCAGTCAATTGCCAGCCACGCCGCCAGCGCGCCGAATTGCCCGTCGAGGTTACCGCCGTTAACCACGGTATCGATATGCGAACCGCTCAGAACCACTTCCTGTGGATATTCGGTGCCACTCAGGCGACCGTATAAATTCCCCACTTCATCGAAACGTGTTTCCAGCCCGCTTGCTGCCATTCTTTTTTTAAATTGCTGCTGGGTTTCCAGCCATTCCGGCGAATAAAGTAAACGGGTCATCCCACCCGTTGGGTCAGCGCCAAAAGAGGAAAGCCAGGGCAGCGTTTCTTCTATGGCTTGACGGAAATGTGTAATCAT